ATTTTTCAACATCTCCAATCTATGTAGAACCAGGACATTTTGTTGCATTAGTAGGTAAATTTTTAGTAGGTACTGCAACAGCATCTCAAGTAATTAACTTTGTATGGCAACCAATTTATAGTTGGGAATAATTTTTAATTAAATAAAAATTGTTATATATTTAAAAAAGATTATATTATATAAATAAACATTACTCATGAGCATAGGTAATTTAAAAACCCAAGGTAATAAAGGTACTAATTTTCCATTTCAATTAGCTGTACTTCAGTTATTAAAACAAATAAGTGCAGCAATAGGAGGAGGTGGAGGACCTACAGTTATTTCACCAAAAGCATTAGTAGCTACTTCTAACGGACTTACTCCTTTAAATGCTAAATCTATTTCTTTATATTATAGTGGTACTAATGGTACTTTTGATGGAGATGTTATCCCTAATGGAGTTACCATAAACTATTTTCCTAGTTCTTCTAATGAGATTATGGCTGAAACAGCTTATACTGTACCTACCTCTTCTGGAGGATTTATATTAATAACTTATACATTATAAACAAATGGGTACTTTAATATTTCCAAATACATCTGCAAATTCTTTACCTGATCAAACTGGTAATAATGGTAAATTTTTAACTACTGATGGAAGTACCGCCAGTTGGGCTTCTGTATCAGGTGGTGGATTGAAATCAGGCACAGCAACAGGAACAAACACATATGCAGTAACAATAACAGGGGTTACATCATATACAAATGGTGATACCTATGTAATTAAGTTCACTAATGGAAATGATGATGATTCATCTATAAATATAAATGGTCTTGGTGCTAAGCTTCTTGAAAAACAGGCTAATATAAGGGTAACAGGTGGAGATATTGTTTCTGGTCAAGAATTAATCATCATTTATGATGGCACTCACTTCCAAACTTTAGGGGTTGCTCCGAATCAATTGTTTGCATATGTTACAAACGATGATTCAGTAACCATTAATAAAGGACAACCTGTATATGCCTTTGGTGCAGCAGGGAATAGGATGAGCGTTAAGTTGGCTAACAATACATCAGATAGCACCTCCGCACAGACTGTAGGCGTTGTTTTTAGTTCAAGTATTGCACCAAATCAAAGAGGTTTTATTATTACGCAAGGAGTTATATCGGGCGTAAACACAGCAGCATATAGTCCAGGTGCGCAATTATATCTTGGTCCTACTGCAGGTAGTTTAACAAACGTAAAACCTTATGCACCTAATCACTTAGTTTATATAGGTATAGTAGAAAGAGCAAATGCAGGTAATGGTCAGATATATATCAAACCTCAAAATGGGTACGAGCTTAATGAACTACATGATGTTCAAGCACAAAGTCCTAATGTAAATGATGTTTTGTACTATTTTGGTGGTAGTCCTGGACAATGGAAAACTGCTTCTATATCAACAGTTCTTGGATATACACCTCTTAGCAGTGCTATTACGTCTTTAAATTCTCTTACAGGATCTACACAAACACTTAGTACAGGTACATCAGGTACAGATTTTGGAATATCATCAGCTGGATCTACACATACATTTAATTTACCAGTTGCCAGTGCAACAAACACAGGTAAATTAAGTTCTGCTAACTGGACCACATTTAATAATAAACAAAATCAGCTAATACTTACCACAACTGGTACAAGCGGTCCTGCTACATTAATAGGTGATACTTTAAATATACCTCAATACTCAGGAGGAGGTGGTGTTACATTAAATTTCCAAACTGCTGTAAATGCAACATTAGCTGATAACACGACTTATGTTATGGGTGGAAACGCCAACTACGCACTTAATACAGTGCTTAATGATTCACCTAGATATAGGGTTAGAACACCTATAGCAGGTTCTGTACGTTCATTACAATTTAGTGCTTATGTTCAAGGTACTTTTTCATCATTAAGTGAATTTGCAACTTTACAAATTTATAATGTTACTCAAGGTACATCTTCAAATGCAACTACAACATATAACTTATCATCTGGAGATTTAAGCGGAGGAGCAAGGAATGATAACTTTGTGTTAGCATCTCCATTAGCTGTAAATGTTGGAGATCAAATACAGATAAGAATTATTAGTCCAGCTTGGCTAACGAATCCAACTAACGTGTTCTTTGACGGACAAGTTTATATATCTTAAAATAATTAAATAAAAAACATGACAGCAGAAATGAGTTCATTTATAATAGGTCTCGCGGGATCATTGATTTTACTACTAATTGGAGTTATAAGCTATTTTTTAAGAACGGTCCACGCGGACGTGAAAAAAGCCTTAATAGAGGTGGGAAAAAACAAAGGCAATATTGAACTTGTTCAATTGCAGTTAAACAGTGATGTAAAAAGAATTGAACAAACCACTCAATTAGAACTAAGAAATTTAGCTAGTACAGTAAATAAACTTTCACTCAGTGTTGAACAACTTGTTAAATACTATATGAATGGTAAAAATGACTAATTAGAAAAATTATAAAGTTTAGAGCCCTCTATTAGGGCTCTTTTTTTTACCCTAATTATTAATAAATTTGTAAAGTTTAAACTTTTTGTATTATATTTGTTTATAACCAAAAAAATTAATCATGTCAGAAACAACCAACCAACAAGAACTTATTGATGAAGAAGTAGTTCCTACACCAGAACAAATGGCAAATTATAGGAAAAACATGCTTCAATATTACAAAGAACAAATGCCTTTGTTAAAAATGCAATTAGAGTATGAACGCACAGTAGCAGACATTGAAGAAGCTCGTGTAAAAGCTTTAACTATGGTGATTCGTCAAGCTCAAATTAAAGCGGGACCACCAAGAGAACAACCGCAGGGTCTTTCTCCTGAGGACACTCAAGAAGAAGAAAAAGCACCAAGAAAAGAACGTAAACTAAAAACTGAATAAAATGACACTAGACATTGCAATTCTCCGTAAAGCTATAGCTAAAAAGGGTTATACATGGTATGAAGACAAACCTAACATTATTGGTATCCGTAGTTCTTTAAATGTACCAGATATTTTTAATGATATTTTGGCTATTGTTTATAAAGATAAGGGTGTAGAAAAATTATACACAGCAACTATTACAACTGAACCAGGAGTAGCTTATCAAAAAAAATTACTTAATCCTAAAGGATGTTGGGTAATGATGCCTGCTCAAATGGTAGATGCTTATTCTCCAGGATTTCACCAAGGTAAACCTGATCATAGATGTTTACGTAGTACAGGTAAAATTTACGGTTTACGTGATGCTAACCTAGATGGTATTGCTGGAAACAGCGGTGAAGGATTTTGGGCTGAAGGTACTAAAGTAGGTGCTAATATTCACGGTGCTAATAAAGCAGGAATAACTAAACAAATTGGTCCATGGTCAGCAGGATGTCAAGTACATAATGACTGGAAAAAGAAAGAAGAAATGATGGATATATGTGAAAAGTTGTATCCTAAACTAAAAAAGTTTACTTATACACTTTTACTTGAAAAAGATTTAAAATAATAAACTGTCAGTTATACCAACAACATGGCAAAGGTAAATGTAGTAAATAAGCAGGTTCAAATGGACTTGTTAGACATCATCAAATTTCAGTTAGTTACTCACTGTTATATAAACCGTATAAATTTAAGTGAACTAGATTTTGATTGTTTAACTCAGCTAGGTATTTTAGGGGAATCAGAACTTACTGATTTTTGTATACTAATGGCTCAAAAAAGAGTTGAAAGTAAACTCAAGTCTGTAAAATTTAGTGCGGATCTTCCTAGTAGGAAGATTGATGCTTCTCCACAGACTATTAGGAATGTCCTAATTAAAGTTGAAAAAGATGGTCTTATTCAAAAGACAGGTAAAGGGCGTAAAAAAATAAGCATTAGCCCTGAGTTAAAAATACAAACTCAGGGTAATGTATTGTTAAATTATAAATTTTTACACATTGAATCCCAAGAAACCTGAAGAAATAATTAGCATGTTGTCTGAGCCAGATAAAAAGCTTGCTGAAGAGCTTGTTTCTTTTTATTGGAAAGATATAAGAAAAGCTTTATCAGATTGCAAAGGTATAAATATAATTGTTCATGGTCTAGGTACATTCAAAGCCAAACCCTGGAAACTTGCTGAACTCATTAGGGAGAATGAGAATAAAAGAAACAAGTATAAAGAAATACTTGAAAAACAAAATCCTATAAGTTTTCAAAAATTTGCAATACTCAAAGAATATGAAGACAAATTAGAAAAACTTTATAGACTAAGAAACTTAATTGAGGAAAATAATTTAAAAAAAGAAAATTGTATGAATTTAAAAGAAATATGGAACCACCGTAAAGAAATACTTGAAGGGGTGGGAAATGCGGTCTTTAAAACAGAAAAAATTGAGGCTATTGCCTCTAATAGGATGAACATTTGCAATACTTGTCCTTTACTTGACACTACTGGTGAAAAGTGTATGGTACCAGGTACACAACCTTGTTGTTCAGCTTGTGGTTGTAAATTAGCATTCAAAACCCGTTCTCTTTCTTCTGAATGTGCACATCCAGATGGACCTAAATGGACTGCTGTATTAGAACAAGCAGAAGAGGATAAGCTATACCAAGATATTAACTATAATCCTGATAAATCATGAGCTGGCAAAAATGCCCTGTATGTAATGGAGGCGGTTATTTAATAATGCGTTTTAAATGTCCAACTTGTAAAGGACAAAGAATAATTAGTGAATTAACAGGTCATCCACCTGAACCACAAGAACCAATAGAGCCTGCTGTATGGCCAGCTCAATCAATCAACTCAAAATTCAATTCAAATGTCAGTCATATTCAAACCGGAGAACCACAAGTACGAGAGTCTTGACCCCAATGAGCGCATAAAATGGATTAGTGTAACTAGTTTTGTAAGCATGTTCAAACAAAAGTTTGACCCTGTAGCTCAATCTATTAAATCTTCAAAAAATAAAAAATCAAAATGGTATGGGATACCACCTGAAGAAATTCAAGCTCATTGGGCTAAAGAAGCTGATAGAGCTGTATCAGCAGGTAGTTTTTACCATGATCAAAGAGAATCTGATTTATTAGAACTTGACACCATTGAAAAATCTGGTCGTCCTTTACCAATTATTAAACCTATTTATAATGATGGTATTAAACATGCTCCTATACAAAGATTAACAGAGGGTATTTATCCAGAACATTTTGTTTATTTAAAATCTGCTGCTATTTGTGGTCAATCAGATAAAGTAGAAATTATTAAAGATACCGTAGATATAATTGACTATAAGACTAATAAAGAAATTAAAAAAGAGTCTTTTAAAAACTGGGAAGGTAAATATCAAATGATGACTGGTCCTTGTGAGCACTTAATGGATTGTAATTTTTATCATTATGCTTTACAATTAAGTACATACATGTATATTATTTTGAAACATAATCCTACGTTTAAACCTGGCAAGATGTTTTTGCATCATGTGATTTTTGAGAAGACTGGAGAAGACAAGTTTGGTAATCCAATTTTAAAACTGGATGATAAAAGTGACCCAATTGTAAAGACAGTTATCCCTTATGAAGTACCTTATTTAAAAACAGAAATAATAAATATGATAAAATGGATACAAGAAATGAACTAAAAAAACAAGTCATTAAATGGCTTCAACAAGATATTCCAGAAATTGCTGTAGTACCTATTCTTTTAGAAGATAATAAGTATAATGATTTAGGTATTGATGGTTTAGAAAATCCTATTACAGAATCTGAACAATATATTGATTTTTCAAAATTGTCTGGATTAAGAGTTTTTTATGAAAAAAATAGTGATATACCATCTGAAACAGCATGTGTTATAATGCTTGAAAATACAAGAGATATGGTAATTGAAGTACCTTTGCAAAACATGGTTGATGCATGGATGTATTATAAAAAATGGAAATATGGCAAGTAATGATGAGTACCAGCACCAAGACTTCTGGAAAAAATTTCAGGAGTTTGCAGACAAGTCTGAAGTTTGCATAGAACAATCAGAGAATGGAGAATGCTTGATGAGTGCAAAATGGGTAATACTAAATTTACAAGAACTACCTAAAAAACAAGAAAATGCTAATAAAAATATTTGATATAAGTAATGGTAATATAGTAATTAATCATAATTGCTTATCTATACCTGAATTAAAAGCTGTGCATGATGCATATCAAAATCCTATTCCTGCTTTTAATTATTTACATTATTTGTTTGACATTGATAGTCCTTATATAAATCTTGAAGAAGATGTCAAAGAAGAAACCTTACTGAGAGATTTTCCTGGAGAATATACTCTAGAAGATGAAGTAATGCTTGCTGCAATAAAGAAAATGGAAGAACTTTATATTACTCCAACTTACAGATATTATCTAGATAATAAGATTCTTATGGAAAAACTTGGTAAATTTGCTAGAACAGCCTCTGTAACAACTGGAAGAGATGGTAACATTGGAGCTTTACAAACTCAAGTTAAATCTGTTGGTAAAACTATAATGGAATTTAAACAGCTTGAAAAGTTTGCTCTTGATGAAATCAATGAAAAAAAGAACAGAGCTAGAGGAGGTAAAAAACTAGCATATGACCAATAACGAGCCATACATAGAAGTTCCAACCTGGGAAAAAGGTCAATGGTCAAAAACAAGTTTTAATACTCTTGATGAGTTTAAAGATTTTCTTATACCTCTTTTTAAAGAACCAGGTAAATATAACTTTGATGAAACAGCTTTTGAATTTAATGCTCAGGCTCGTAAATATCAAAGTACAGGAGGAAGCAATGGTGGTTATTTTTGTCCATATCCTGAAGGTAGTAAAGACTTTATAAGTTATTGGAATTTTGAAAAAGAAAAATGCCGTAGAGGGGTCCTTTACAAAGGACAAAAAGACATGTGGTATCTCCCACGCGAATACTACATGTGGATTAACTTTTTACCAATAAATGACAAAGCTGCTAAGAAGTTTGATTTCCCTAAAGTATGGGATAGTCAATACCACATGGCTTTATATGAACTGCTAGCAGAATTACATTTTATGCATTGCTCAGTTCTTAAGAAACGTCAATTTGGTTCTAGTTATTATCATATGGCCAAGTTGATTAACCAAATATGGTTTGAAGAAACACCTATTTTAAAGATGGGTGCCTCACTAAAAGATTATATTAATGAGAAAGGTTCATGGAAATTCTTGACAGAGTACAAGTCTTTTCTTGATGATAAGACAGCATGGTACCGCCCAATGAATCCTGGTAAAGTATTAATGTGGCAACAACAAATTGAAGATACAGGACCTGATGGAAGATCTACTTTAAAAGGTTTAAAAGGTACACTACAAGGTGTAAGTTTTGAACAAAGTGACACAGCTGGTGTAGGGGGTGCTATAAGATATTTCTTTTATGAGGAAGCAGGTGTTGCTCCTACCATGGATAAGACTACTGAATATTTGTTTCCTGCTCTCCAATTAGGACAAATTACCACTGGTGTATTTATTGCTGCAGGAACTGTAGGTGATTTAGATGCCTGTGAACCTTTAAAACATATGACTCTTTACCCAAGAGTAAATAGTATTTACCCAGTGACAACTAACTTACTGGATGATAAGGGTACGGTAGGAGAATCTGGATTGTTTATTCCAGAGCAATGGTCAATGCCTCCATACATTGACCAATACGGTAACTCTTTAGTTGAAGAAGCTTTAGCTGCTCTTAATGCAGATTTTGAAAAATGGAAAAGA